GGTTTTAAAATATGTAACGAATTGTATTCCATGGAATGATTGAATTATGTAGTTCAGTCCATTCTTTAATGTATTTTGCTTTTAATTCATGCTTATAGCGAATATTCTCTCCACCATATTGCGATGTCTTATCTTCTTGCAATTCTGGTTGCCATATAAACGATTCTCCTCTATTGCCATGCAAAACATTATATTCATGTTTTTGCTTATTATGTGTAAGAAATATTACTTCAGCTTTTACTAAGCTTTTGTAGTTTACAATTTTATCTACTTGTTCAAATAGCTTTTCATATTGTTTTAACCAACCATTTGTAACAATTACAGGAGAGAAGTTTATATGAACATCATAACCTGCTTCGATAAATGAATTAATGGCAATAATTCTTTCTGTAATTTTGCTTGTATTTGGCTCTAACCAATAAGCATAATTATCAGGCATTAAACTAAATCTAATTCTGATCTTTTTATTAGAATTATAATGAAGCAAATCAACATTTACATATTTTGTTGCAAATGAACCCATTGCTTTAGGGTGATTTTTGAAAAACTCAAATATGGCTTTCCAATCATGAAATTTAGCATGTAAAGCAAAATCCTCATTACACGATATGTCATAAGTGATATATTCTTCGTGTGTTTGATTTGGCTTTTCTACATCTGCAAATGCACAGTGATTATTAATTGCAGTTAATATGTCATTAGTATTTTTTGCTACATCAAGACCTGTATGTTTGTGTCTTTTCATATAGCAATAGGAGCAATTGTATAAACAACCATATCCAAAGCTTGGAGATATAAAATCTGTGCTTCTTCCGCTTGGTCGTATTGTAAATGTTTTGCGTTCTACAAATTCTATCATGATATAATTGTTTAAAGAACAAATAAAAAAAACCCCATTGCTGGGGCTTTTTACTTATTTTAATACAATAACTGCATCTTGATAGAATCTTACACCTTGTATTATGCAATTATTTACAAGATTTGGTTTGTTTAACCGCAAATAATCATCTACAACTTCTACAGATATTTGCTTCCATTCATCAGGAACTTGTGTCCAATCTGATATTTCCCATTTCCATACCATTCTAGTATTTTTTGGTTTGGCAGATTCTAGTTCCGTTTCTTTAGCAAGTATTTCTTCTATTTCCGTTGTAGGCAATGCATCAGTGCTATCAATATTTTGTATTACAGAATTTGCATTCATATTGATAGTTTCATTTAATGCATATTCAGCATGAATCATGTTTTCCATATCTTCATCTTTTGCATTCATTTTCATAATAATGAATGATTTCTTTTCTAATATGGCTTGCAAACAATTTTCTTTTAATTCTATTGAAAGATCAGCAAGTTCATGAAACAATTCTGCGGCAGGATATTTATCATTAATAGAATAATATAGCTTATCACATTGTTCAGGCGTCTCACAGTTTATTGTTTTTTCTGTAATGTCAGCCTGCATTTTATGCAAATAATCTTTTATCTTATTAATTCTTTCTTGCTCTTTGCGTATTTGTTCTTCTTGTTCTTGCTTTAATTTTTCTAACTCTTTTTGTCTTTCAATTTCTTTCTTATTAGTGTATTCTTTAACAATATCTTTTCCACTAATAATACTTGGCTCTAGCAATTCAGTTAATTCTTTTGCTTTTGCATCAATCTGCCTGCCAATATCAAGTATAGGAGCCTTTAATTCTTTTCTTTTGGCTTCTATAAACTTAAGTATGTCATTGGCTTCTCCCAATATTTGCAATGCTACATTAAGCGCATCATCATCTTCTACTGATATTGCTTGACATTTAGTGCCATGCAATTGTGCTTTTGCTTTTAAGGCCTCAAATGCTATGAGGCCTTGGTCGATTTTTTCAATGTTGTCTTTCATTTGTCTAGAATTTAAAGTTTTGTTGGTTTTGTTCTGTTTGTTGTGTCCAATCTGTCAGTTGAGTAAACTCTTTAATAAATCTCACATTTGCTGTGCCAAGATCACCTTCTCTATTCTTAGCAATTATCAATTCAGCTTTTCCTATTAGCGAATCTCCATTAGCATCTTCTGTATATCCATAATATTCTGGTCTATATATAAATGTTACAGAGTCAGCATCCTGCTCAATACTGCCTGATTCCCGAAGATCAGAAAGCTTTGGTCTAGGAGGATTACGCTTTTCTACTTCTCTTGATAACTGAGACAATAAAATGACAGGCACATCATTTTCTTTTGCTATTTCTTTCAGCTTTTTAGAGTTATAGGAAACTTCTTGCTCACGATTGCCTTTGCTATCATCATCACCCATTAATTGCAAATAATCAATCAGAATCATATCTACATTGCCATATAATCTTATGGCTTTAGCTATTCTTCTTTTAATCATTCTTATAGTTATTGCAGGAGTGTCGTCAATAATGATGTTATTTTTAATTCTGCTTAATGCAGACATCATTGCTTGTTCTTCTATGTAATTTATTTCTCCTGTAGTAAACTTTTTGCTATTAATTTGTGTTAACTCTGCAACCAATGCTTTTACAACTTGCGTAGCTGTCATTTCTAAGCTGAAAAACATTGTAGTTTTTGTATTCTCAATACTTGTCTGCCTAAGAATAGATTTTATTAACGAAGTTTTACCCATGCCTGGTCTGCCGCCAACAATATTTAATGTGCCTTTTCTAAAGCCCATTATTATCTTATCATAGGTATTAATGCCGGTAAAGATAGATGTGGCGGCTTTCTTATTACCTGCATTTTTTACTTCATCAATAAAATCTTTCTTAATATCATCAATGTCTTTTGACTTTTGTGCCTGTTTTATTTCAGTCAATTTTTCTACCTGATTGATATGGCTATCTTGCAATTTTAATATATCTTCTGTCTGATCGTAGCATTTGCTTACCATGTCATTACAATGCTTAATCATTGATCGTCTGATATATTGTTCTTTAACAAGCAATGAATGATGAATATAGTTTATTGTGCTTGAATTGTTTAACAAGTCAATAATATAAACTATACCATTTTTTACATTTAACAATTGATTTGTTGCAGTCAATTCATTCTTTACTGTAATTGTGTCTATTGGTTTATTGGCTTTCCATAAACTCAATACAGCTTTGTAAATTGTAGAATTTGAAGGATCATAGAACATATCATGGCTTGGCAATATGCCATGGACAGATTCTATTACTTCCGGCTGTTCCAATATGATGCCTAATACAGCTTTTTCTGCATCTAAATTTGCAATTACTTTCATGGATGTATTTTTGTAGATTGTATTATCATTGGTTGTATCGTAGAATTTTGTTCAACAGGAATAGAATAATCATCATTCCATTTCTGATATTTTGGATTTAGCCATGTCCTTGTATGCTCTAAGTATTGACCATTAAACTCTTTGAACTTTACATACTTCTTGGCGGCATCTAGCAAAGTATCTCCATCAACTATTTTTCTAGCTTTAAGATATATTTCTTTTGCTTCTGCCTTGCTGCCTACATGAAATACTTTCCAAAATTCTTCAAACTCTTCTTTTGATACAGTAAAATACTTTTTCCACTTATCAGTAACGCTATTGTTCAAATCTATTAATTGTTTACTCACTAAACTCTCATAAACTAATTTGAAATAATTAATGTCATAACCTAAGTTAATACATATATCTTCCAATTGAATTTTAGGGTTTTGATAAAGTATATCCATTAATACATATTGATCTGCATTAAGCTTTAACTGATTTCGCACATAATGATCTACAACTGTTATGGCTTTTATTCGTGGCTGTGGTTGCTTTGATGTTATCTTCATAATCTTATTATTTAATTGATACAAAGAATAAATAAAAAAGCATAGTGCAGTTTTACCCACACTATGCTTTGGCTTGATTGTAATTATTCAGTTTCTGTTTGCTCTGATGTTTCAACAGGATTCTTAGCATTTTGATATATGCCCCATATAATCCTATCTCTAATCTTTTCTAATTCATAAACTGCCGCATCTATTCTCATTCGCTGATCAGCTGTAGGCAATGATTCTTTAGCTTGTTTCCTAATTTCTTTATCAGGGTGTCCGCTAATAAGCTTTTTTAACATTGGCCATTGCTCTCTTACTTGATTAAGTGCAGTAATTGTATTCTCAATCATAATAAACTCAGATTCAGGAGTAACATCAGCCTCAAATTTATATTTATCATCTTTAATAAATATCTTATAGTTTAATGTTCCTTCTAATACAATATCATAAGTTTCTTCAACTGTATCGGTTTCTTCATTTACTACATTTTTTACTTCTTCATTTTCTTCAATCATTTTTTTAATTTTTAAAGGTTTCCAAATGGTAATTTAATATTTGACTTTTTTAATGCTAATCTTTCTTCAATTTCTTTCTTTGCTCTTTCAACTTGTCCTAGTGTAGGAGTTACAGATACATCATAGCCATGTATTCTAAGCCATTCAATATCTTTTTTGCTCCATGTAGGCTGAGAAGATATAATTTCAGTAGCCATAGCTTTATTATAATCTATGTTTGCTGTATCATATCCAAGCTTTTCAAGCCATAGTAATTGTTTGTCGGATGCAGGTTCAAGGTTTCTGCCGCTATAATAAACCTTAACTTCTGGCAATTGAAACAAATTTACTTTTTCATCACGGAATGTCTCAGGTCTAAACTTTCTAGCTTCGCGTTTCTGAATAAGTTCATCCTTGTTCTTTTTATTAATAAAGATTTTGTTTTCAATAGTTTTGCCTTCATCAAGAGTTAATGTATTTACTAGTGTATGTTTCCTTGTATTGTCTACAAAGTCTAGTATAATACAATCTTTAAACTGACCTTTCTTTAACCTTGTACCTCTACCAACGCCTTGCATAAATACCCTGCGTGACTTTGTTGGTCTTGCTTTAATCAAACAACTTACCTCTGAATAATCAAAACCAACAGTAAGCACCATTACATTAATTAAACCTAGAAGTTCTTTATTCTTAAATTTTGCAATAGTTCCTTTTCTATCTTTTGTAACAGTTTCATCTCCTACAACAAAATCTACATTATAACCTCTATTTTTAAATGTATTAGTTAAGTCAATTGCATGTTTTACATCTACACAAAATGCCATAAATTGCCTGCCTAATGCATACTTTTCATAAGAATCTACAATAAGCTGATTTCTTTTTGGTGTATTAACAGCTTGTTCTAGATCTTTTTGATTAAACTCTCCTGCGGTAGTTCTTACTTCATCTAATGATAAATCTGTTCTGATTCTGACAGCATCTAGTTCGCATAAGTGCTGATCTTGAATACCTTTTTCAATAGGATATTCATATAAGATTTCATCAAATAGATTTGTCAATAGCATTCCATCTGTACGATATGGTGTAGCAGTGAGGCCTAATAATAACTTTGGATTAAAATGATCAATAACCTTTTGCCATGTTTTTGCACCTGCAAGATCACATTCATCAATTATAATGCAATCAAATGTATTTGATGGCAAATGATGTAATCTTCTATGTATGGTTTGAACAGAAGCAATAATTAATGGTTCATTTGTATCCATTCTTTCAGCTTTAATAATACCAAAAGAATCATTTATAAGCTCTTCGATATCATCAGCAAAAAAATCTTTTTTGCTTTTTTCATATTGATTTTTAAAATCAATTACATCAGCATATATTTCTAATTGCTGTTCTATAATAGATTGTTCAAATTGATTTACTTCAGTTAAATATTCATAAATTAATGCTTTTGCAGATTGGTCAATAAGTTCTTCCGTATGTGTTAACCATAAGATTTTCTTAAAGTTATTTGCACTCATTGCCTTAACTGCTGTAAATGTCTTGCCTGTACCTGTAGCCATTACTAGCATACCCCTTACAGTATTTCTAGAAGATGATACTTTTTTTGTTACTGTATCAATTGCTTCTTGTTGGTATTCTCTTATTTCTTTCATAATGTAAATTTAATCATTGTGGTTAATATGGACAACAAGAAAATAAAAAAACTGACTAGTGTTGATAAAAAAACCCGGAGTTACCCGGGTTTCTTTGTTACACTTCAAATGGTGGAGGCAAAAATTCATCATCATCATTTCCAAATTCTTCTAAATTTGACTCTAAAGCACTTGGTGGTGATACTTGATCAAGCATTTTTACAAGATATTCTTCTTCAATCTTTTTGCATTCTTCTTGATATACAGGATGCCAAATTGATTTAATTTCATCTCCAACCTTGTAATTATTTCTAGCATGTTGCCTATACTCAGCTTCTTCGTGCGGAAGCAATTTTGCAAATGGAGCAGGTGCTATTTCATTTGTTATTTCTTTTTCAATTGAAAAATCAACAAATGAATCTTGATCTTCTTCCTTTTCAAGCAACTTATCTTCTTCTTCAATTGTTTTAATAGCATGAGCAATTGTTGCTTGATCCTCAATTGATTCGCCAAATCTGCCTACTAATGGCTGATTTATAGCATTAATTGCTTTTATCCACTTTTCACAAAGAATAATTCCTTCTTCTGCTTCTTTGTAATTAGATGATTTAGAAGATAATGCCATAGTATACACAGCTTTTGCTTGTTCATATTCTTTGTTTGCAAGCAATTGACTAGCATCCTTACAAAGTTCTTTGTAAGATTTTGTAGACTTTGATTCTTTTGGTGTTTCAACAATTCTTTCTACTGAAATTCCTTCTTCTTCAATAAATTCAATAGCATTTCCTACTAATTCGCTTACTGAATCAATAAAGAATTTTTCAAGCAATTTTTCAGCTTGTTTACATGTCTTGGCCTCAACGCCGATTTCTAATGTGCAATACAATAATATATTGCCATTTGAATCTTGATGATACCGTTTTTCAATTCTGCCTTTTGATTTTAGTTTTTCTGCAATAATTTCTGTTAATTTTTTCATATATGATTTATTAGTTAACAAAAAAAAAATAAAAAAGCAGAGGATTACTCCCCTGCTTCTTTTAACCATGCTGTAAATATTATCAGCTTATTTTTCAATTCTTGCAGTCGCTTTTCATCGCGTATTTCTAATGGTTTAGATAGTTCAATAGCCATTAATTCGTTACAAGTGATAAGCTTTGTCCGAATAAACTTCTTTTCTTCTATACCCATTTTGCTACATATTTCCTTCATCAGCGAAGCTATAATAATCTTTTTTAGCTATAATAACATGGTCTAATACTTCAATTTCCAATAATTTACCTGATTCTTTTATTCTTTTTGTTAAAGTTATATCAGCATCAGATGGTCTTACATTGCCAGAAGGATGATTATGAACAAGAATAATAGCAGAAGCTAATTCTTCTAAAGCACATTTATAAATTATTTTAGGATCAACTACCGTTCCGGCAACACCGCCTGACGATATTTTTCTAAGATTTATAATTTCATTTGCTCTATTCATTAATATAATCCAAAATTCTTCATGTTCTAAATCTGACATATAATCTCCAAGCATATCATGAGCATCAGAACTTTTAGTAATTTTCTTTTTGCGCGGATAAACTTTACGTTTAGAAATTTCAAAAGCTGCAATCAATGATGCAGCCTTTGACTTTCCTAATCCTGGTATTTTAGTTAATTGACTTATTGATTTTCTGCTCAATACTGTCAAATCACCATTTATTGATTCATATATCCTTTGACTTGTTGTATGTTTTTTGTCGCCAATAATTAAGGATATTATTTCTATGTCTGATAATGAAGATGTTCCATTATTCATTAATCGGTTCATTGGTTCGTGTATCTGCATAGTCTTTGTATTGTTCTTTAAAATATTCATCAAATGTATCTAATGCTTTGGCATTGAATCTTGCAGCATACCATGAGTTAAACATACTCCAATATTCATCTCCTTTACATTCTTTAGCAAAAGTTATACAATGTGTTATTGCTTCAATAGCAACTGTCTCTTTAGGGTATTTTTCTTTTATTTTGTCCCTAAATTCTGACATCATTTTAATTGATTGATCAATTGGGGTTAATTTTAGTTCTTTTTTCATCTTTTCCTATATAACAATTATTACATACTGGCATATAAAGATCATTGGCTCCAATAATCTTTTGCTTTTTGTCATTTGTCTTTCTTAAAGATAGGTTACCTGCATTCTTACATTTCATGCAAACAGATGTTAATTTATTGATTTTGGTGGCTACTGATAGCAAAAATGACATTGTTACAAAAGGTTTGCGTTCATAATCTAGGTCTAACCCTGATATAATGATTCTTTTGCCTAAGTCATTTAATGCTAATGCAACCTCAAATAGATGCGCTTCAAAGAATTGTGCTTCATCAATAGCTATTACATCATAGTTTTGACCATAATGAAATATTTCCTCAATGATGCTTACTTTTTTAGCTTCTATTTTGCTTTCATTGTCATGAGTAGTTATTCCATGCACTTCATCAGGATACCTGCTTTCAATGCTTGGTTTAAATACTATGTATGAAAGTCCGGCTATCTTTACTCTTTTTAGCCTCCTTATCAACTCTTCTGTTTTGCCTGAAAACATCGGGCCACATATAACTTCTATCATAATAAGAAATGAAGCCCTATTACAGGGCTTCTTTGTAAACTTCGTAAAATCTTAAATCAAATAGTCGTAAACCTAAATCGGTATACTTAACTGCAACTTCTTTTTTCTTGTTCTTGGCGTGTTTTTCTCTGAATTTGTGCCATTGTTCTGAAGGAGTGTGTCTGTAACGTGTCTTGTTCATTTTATTGAGTTTTAAAGTTCAGAAAATAAATAAAAAAAACAAAGAAAACCCCGGTTTCCCGGGGCAATGTTAAACTTTCTCCTTATTTAATAAAGTGTATTTGTGCTT